CCCGCCGCTTCCGCTTATCTCCACCAGGTTCTCTTCCTCATCGCTCCACACATACACCACGCCACCGCACACATACGCTTTGTCTTTCAGTACTTCCGTGCGCGCATCATTCATGTACATGTCAGCACCCATCCAGTTGTTGCAGTATATGTTACCATTCTTCCCGCAGAAGGATTTGTTCACCGTGTCATAGTACACACCGTCTATCTGGGGGCATGATACAAGTCGTATCTCCACACCTTCCACCAGCCCGTCAAACCGCGCTGTCGCGCCGTTCCTCGCAGCCAGTGCCGTTTCCTTGTACTCCGCTTCCACACTTTCTGCCTTTGCCACAGCGGCGTTGGTCTTCTGGGCGGCATCCGTGGCCTTGCTTGCCGCATCGTTGGCGGTTTGGGCTGCAGCCTTCGCTGTTGCTGTTGCCGTATCTGCTTTCTTTGCCGATGCGTCAGCCACAGCAGCAGAAGCCTTGGCGACAGCTGCTGCATCCTCCGCAGGTTTCGACAGCAGTTTCAGCGGAGCGCTCACCACAGTCTCGCCTCTCATGGCAGGGAGGCTAACAACACCGTCCAGCGTGCTCACCGCTTCCAGCTCGTCCACACTCTGGCTGTCAGTCTTTATCTGGTTCACCACGTCCTGCACCAGTTCCTTTTTCTCTTCTTCTGTCATATCATCCGTTGTTTTGATTATTGTTCAACTGATCTTCAAGCCCGTCTATAAAGTTGGGCAGACAATACTTGTACGCCGTTTCCCTAATCAGGGCGGTTTCCTCGTCCGAATATTCCACAAGTCCCTCGCTCCTAAATATCTTCAAGGCAAGGGCATGGGCACGGATACCATTAGCATGCAGATACAGCAAATCGGCAAAACTTTCACGGGCATCACCGATTTGCCGGTTCTTCTTGCAAATTCCGGTATATATGCCGAATTCCTTAAAATTCAATCTTTTCATATCTTTATTCTTTAAGTCCAAAACCATGTACCAAGTACCATAAAGGTAAAACCGCCAGCGTTGAATGTCTCGTCATCACCCGTATAGACGGTAAAAGAGTCTGCTGTTTTTGCGGACACACAAGCGTATATATTCGCTCCTGCATCGTTAAAGCCAGTCAGCATCACCTCGTACTTGTCTGCAGATGAAAATGTACCGCTGGGGAAGTGTACTGTCACATACTTGTCTCCTTTCGAAGGATAGGATATATATAGATTTTTATTTTCGTTGTCATATATATTTCTGTTCCATCGCTTCTGCCTTACAAGGGTCGGAGTGCCATTGGTAAATTCCACCTTTCCAAGGTACATCGCTTTCAAGTCAAAACCTTCACCAATGCTTTTGAGAGGTCCAGGGGCATCACCGTAGTTGAACAAGCGTCTGTTCAATACAAGCCACCCCTTAAACGTCTCCCCATCTCCAACACCTATCATTTCAACGGCTTCGTATGCGTTTACAATAAGGGTTGTCAACGGCTCACCATCTTCATAGAAATAGAAACCGGATGGAGCCGTTGCTGCAATTGGTCCGGTTGTCCGTTCGTTATTCCAATGATAATTCAGGACCATCGCGCGGAATCCGTTAAATTCAGAAGAGAAAGGAACGGTAAATGCCGTGTACCACCCGCCACCGGCTCCCGGTATGATTATATTGTTGTTGTTCTGGAGACCGAAAGTTGAAACAACTATCGGGCCATCTGCTGAAAGTGCATAATTACCGTCTCTGAATGGGGTTCGGATAGCTCCGTTTATTCTTACGTCCCTCAATAATGACTGTCCGATAGTAGCCTTGATTGTCTCAATACTACCATCTTCCAGAATTTTGAAATTATTATTGGCGGTTACAAGTCCCTCCAGCTGTATGTTTGATGCCTTTATCTTCACACCGTCCTGACCGGCACCGACAAAGGATTTCAAGTTGCCGTCCACATCGATTGCATACAGCCCCGACACCTTGGAGGTAACGATTAAGCCAGTCTCTTCCAATGCCCGCTCATCCTTGTCATACACAGCTGCCGATATTTTCACCAGTCGCTCCGACTGCTCAAACAGTGTTTTGTATTTGTACGTCAGTGCCTCAATCTTATCTGTGCTCAGCACAAGCATATACAGATAGATGTCGCCGTCAAACTCCAACTTGAAGTCGCCCGTGCCGTTCCACAGTCCGCTGCAGGTGTATTGCACATAACCGTCGGTAGCTGCGATTTCCTCGCTCACCTCCATACTGTTGAAGTCCGCAAAACCTGCCTTGTCAACATTCTCAAAACCAATCTTCAGCGTGCCGGCCTTTGCGCAGCGATAAAAAAAGCTCAGATACACTGGCAAGGCTTCCTTCTTCCCGTCGCCGTTCGTCGGAAATGTCGGCACAAAGCGCAGATTCTCGTGCTTCTGGCGAATATACTTGTTGCGTATCCGCACCACCTTGCGTCCCATGTCCGTAACCACACTTGCACCGTCGCCCTTCTTCGAGAGTGCTGCGCCGTTGGCCCACACCCATTTGTTGCCCACCAGGAAGAACACCGTTTCGTTCTCCGAGTTCCATTTCTCCAGTCCGCTCGCGAACGTGGGATTGTTCAGATAGCCCTTCTCGCTTAGGAAATCGTTCCTCACGCTGTCGATCGCGCTCTGCACTTTGCCCTCCGTTATCTCAAACCGAGTCTTCACGTCCTCGCCTGTCTCCAGCACGAAGGTTCCCTTCATATAGGCGTTGTCTGCATACAGGCCGTTGCCCCGTGGCTGGCGGTCTGCCGGAAACTTGTCGTCCTTGATGCCGTCCAGGTTGCCGAGCCTTGCACGCAAAGCGTTGTCAAAGGTCTTGCCACTCACGCCATCCATCACGTCCACTCTCGGCTGTCCGTCCTCGGTTGCCGATATGAGCACAATATTCTGGCGGTCGGTGTTCGCCGTGTTACCCATCAGCACGCACTCGTCGCCCTCCTTCGGTTCCACGCCCTCAAACTCCTCCTTCGCCACCACGATACCGTCCTCTGTAACATCGGCCACTTCCACCCAGTAGCTCCGCATATCCTTGCCCGTGAACGTCTGGCAGCGCACCAGGTCGTGCTGTACAAACATATTCTCCTGCTCGAAGGTGATAAGATAGTGCTCGCCCGATTCCTCCACGGTCTTGATGCGTCCGTTGGCCGCGCTCACGCATATCTGACCGCCCACGCTCCTCACCTTCTCGATGAGCAGCTCCATCACGGCCATCGTCTGCCTCACCGTCAGTTTATCCACCGTCAGGTAGGTGCGCCCATCCTCACCTTTCCACAACTGGAACCCAGCACCAAGCATCCCGTCAACGAACTGCCCAGCGCTCCTTATGCTGTCCGAGGTCACGGAGTCAAAGGTCACACCATCAGTCTTTCTCACTGGCTGATTCAGATAGTCGTCAAACTCACGGTAATCCCACTTATCTGCATTATCAGCTTCCTTGGCGTGGTCTGCCTCCAGTGCGTGTTTCGACTCATCTGCGTTCACAGCATGGTCTGCCTCTTTCGAGTGGTCTGCTTCCAGCGCATGGTCGCTGTCCTTGGCATGGGTAGCATTCTTCGCCAGTTCTGCGATGTCTGCCTTGGCCGCATGCGCAGCCTCCTTCACAGCCATGCCACCGTAAGCGGTACCGCTCGTTCTCAGTGCCGACGTACTGCCCTCGTTTTTTGGTTTCTTTATTACCTTGATGTCTATCATTGCTCAATCTCCTTAAGTGTCATTTCTGCATATCCTTCCTCAAGATTGCGACTGATGCCCTGCACGAAGAAGGTTTTATCCATCATGGGATGGCGATAGTGAGCGAACAGGCTCACGATGCCACCATCTGTATCCGTCAATTTCTGCGTCATAACCACCCTTGGTGCATGCCATTCTTTGTAGTAGTAGTCCACATACAACTGCTCAGGCTTAGCGCTCACACCCCTCGAATAGTCATATACCGCCAACAGTCCCTCTCCGGTCAACGTGTTCAATGGAGTGCTCATCTTTACGCTGTCTGTCACGTCCAACGTCTGGCATTCCGCTGCTGTCAGTGCTGAGTTTATCTTCATTTCGATGTCGTCCTTCACGTTCACAAAGCTCTCCTTTGTGTCGCTCATGTAAACGAGGTCGTTGTCACCAGTGTTGTTCACCAGTCCGTTGTCGCTGTATATCTTCACTTCAAACTGCTCCACCATGATACTACTCACATGCGCCAGCAGCGGTATCGTTGTACTGTTCCATTTCGTGTGTCTGAACCACGTCTTGTGCCGTCTCGTCACCACGTCCCACAATGCGTTCACCGGTCCCAGGATCATAAACTTAACCCTACCGCTCACCTTATCTGCCTTTTTGATTGGTATCGCTATACCCTCCGCATCGATGCCGAGCTCATAGTTCACGTTGTTTTGCAAATCGAACTTGGTACCAACTATCTTGTCACCAATCTTCGGGTCAAAACCTATCGTGAAACACTGCTGGTAGTATTCGTCCTCATTGGAACACTCCTCCAGCGTTTTGTACTTCCGCCACTCGAAGTCCGTCACCTGTCCTTCTGTACCTTTTTCCACAACACACTTATCCCCTATTATCAGCATACATGCCAGCACACCTACCTTTGATATATGGTCGCTACCGTCTCCAATGGCACTATACTTGAACTCATACAACTGAGGTCCTGTATCCGTAAACGGAACAAAGCCGTGCGCCGTTTCCATGTCCCATACCACAGTCTCATTCGGCATTGCTGCCTTCCACCACTGCTGCGTGTAGTACCGCCCGTCACCATTGTTTCGGCTCGGCACCGTAACACCTGACCATTTACCAATTCCAGTAAATAGACCTCCCCATTTTCCTCCGTCATAGTTGTATATTGCTTTGTAGGTGTCAGTCAATGCCATCACGGGGTTTAGCACCAGTTTTCCGCTCAACACGATGTAGTTCGTCGTGCCCTCGTCTGTAGGCGAAAAGACACCACCAGTCATGCTGCCGTTATACACCGCCCTCGGTATGCCTGCCTTTAGCGAGTTGGTATTAGGATAGGTAGTTGCCTCCTTGTCGTCGCAGTTGCCGTTCACACTCACTACCAGGTAGTTCGTCATTTCCACTTTCGATGTCGGGGAGTTGTCCTTTCCGTCCGTTTTTTTCTCCACCTTGCCAAGTGCCATGATGGCAGCACCCTGGTTCTTCGCCAACCAGTTCGGCAGTAGATGTTGGTTTCGCCCCTCACTACAGTATTCCTCCATCAGATTGCCGCTCCCGTTCTTTGGGAACAGCCACTGACTGTTGTTCATCATCTGCACATACCAGTCAGTTACGCAACCACCACTATAGGAGGTTTCCTGTCCGTGAGTCATTGCGTCAAAGGCATTTATCGCTCTCGAACCACTACCATCACTGCTGTATTCCGTCATGTACTTCTGCTTGTTGCTGAAGGGACTTTTCAGAAGATCGTTGTCAAGCGGACTCTCAATCACACTCTCCATACTCTCAACCTTGGCAGTCAGCATAATTTTATTGTACACCTCCCCTACGCTTATCGTCGTATCCGTGTCTGTCACCAAACCAGTCACGATGTCCGTTGTCTGCCGGGCCGTCGTCACGCTTGCGCCATTCAGCAAATCTCGCCAGTAGATGCGTTCGTCGCCCTTCACGCTCTCCCAGGAGAACAGATAAAAAGTGAACCCATCCTGCACGATGTGGAGGTTCAGATACTTCAGTACCTCCTCCAACACCTCATCCTGCTGCCATACGTCATCCTCCTCATCACCAAGAAAAAGCAACTCGCTCACCGTCAGCTGGCCGAATATCGCATAACGGTTACCTGCCAAATCATCCACAGCCTTACTTCCATCGTATAGGTAGCGCATGGCATTACC